CGTCTCGTCGCCAGCGCCGGCGGATGCCTGCGTCTTGCCGGCCTGCAGCGCCATCTGGCGCGCGGCGGCGTAAAGTGGAGTCAATTTTTGTGCCATGTCTTCTTGTTGTTCTGAAGCACTCAAACCATGTTGAAGGTAATCCGGGGTTTTTGCAACCTCAGCGCCCTGCAACGCGAAATCAATCGAGCCCAGCGCATCCACCAGGCCCACGTCCACCGCCTGCTGGCCAATGAAGACTCGCCCCTCGCCCATCGTGTCCTTGGCGTAGGACTTCATCACGCCGCGCTCTTGCGCAACGTGCTGCAGGAACAGGTCGTAGCTGTACTCGACGCGCTTCTGCAACGCCTCTCTCGCCACGTCGCTCAATTCTTCGTAGGGATTGCCCAGCGCCTTGAACTCGCCGGCGCGGATCACCGTCATGTCGATGCCGTTCATCTCCAGGCGGCGCGCTACGGACTGATGCACGATCAGCACGCCGATCGAGCCCACTTCTGCCATGGGCGACGCGGTGATTTGTCGTGCGGTCGAGCCCAGGTAGTAAGCCGCAGACAGCATGCCGCCGCCCGTGTGAGCGAACACCGGCTTGTACTTGGCATCCACCGTGCTCAGCACCTCCGCGACATCCGACATGCCGTTGATTTGGCCGCCGCCAGAGTCGATGTCCAGCAGGATGGACGTGACACTCGGGTCGAGTGCCAGCTCCAGCACGGCTTGGCGAATCTCGCCGTAGCCCACCAGGCCGAAAATCTCGTTCCAGAACTGGTTGTCGCTATTGACCAACGAGCCCTTGATCTGCACCGCGCCGGTGGTGCCCACTCGCTGCACCAGGCGAGACGGTCGGGGCTTGCCGTTTTCCTCGTCGTCTTCCCAGGCGCGCTGCTTGGCCTCGACGGCCGCCGTCATCTCCGGCGTCACCGCCTGCATGCGTGACAGCAGGTCGTTCAGGCTGGTCTCGGTGCCTGCCCACAGTTGGTCGATCTTGATGGGCATATCGGTCAGTTCACCGCGCGCAGCGCGGAGCCTTTCGGTTGCTGCGGCGTGCCGGGTGTCAAATCCTGGTTCAGCGCCGAGGTGTTGCTGTAGGGGTTGTCCAAGGGCGTCACCGCCCCTGTCTGGCGGAAGAACGTGCCGCTCAGCTTGGGCGCGCCCTCGGGCGGCAGGCGGCCGATCAGCTCGATTGCGGCGTCCTCATCGCTGATGAGCCCCAGCGAAAGCAGGTCCAGCAGGCGCGACTGGCGCATCGCATTGAACGCTTCCAGCTCGCTGTCCGGGCGCAGGTCGATCCGGTCGAATTGGAAGTCCACGTAGCAGTCGTGCCCCAGCAGGCGTACGCCCAGGGTCAGCGAGCGGCTGAAGATGCTGTTCAGGCGCACCTGCATGCCTTGGCAGTACTTCACGAACAGCATCGACTCGGTCGAGGCGATGTTCTGGCTGCCCATGGCGTGCCCGAGCACCGCGCCCGGCGCCTTCACGCCCGAGGCCACCTTGGAGTCCACGATCGCCGTCAGCGTCTCGTACTCCCGCCCCAGCGACTCGTTGCCGCGGTTCATGAAGTCGAACTTCAGGGTGTCGAAGGACACCAGCGCGTCGTCGGGCTCCAGCCCGTTCAGCTCGCCGCGCAACTGCTCAATCAGCTGGTCTCGGAACTCGCGCAGCTTCTCGTCATCGCCTGCGATGTCCGCCGGCAGGGACTTGGCGAACGCCTCGCTGTCGATCGTCGCCGTCAAGCGCGGATGCAGGGCGCGCTTGATCACGCGCCGCACGTCGTTGGTGAACTCGGCGTCTTGCAGGGTGGCCTGAATAGCCGACTCCATGGGGCTGTCGGAGTACGCCTGCAGCAGGTCTTGATCCAGCGCCTCGTAGAAGAACGTCGGGTAGTCCAGGTCGATCTCGTCGCCGGCGATGACCTGCACCGGGCGGGGGTACTTGGTCTTGCCGTCGTCGATGAAGGTGATCTGGCTGGTGGAGATCGGCTGCAGGCGCTCAGGCATGCGCGAGGCGTCCAGCACCAGCTCCATCGAGCACGAGCCCTCCAGGCGCAACTCCTTGACCAGCGACTCAGCCACCGCGTGGATCGAGCCCACCCCCGAGAAGCCGTCCGCGTAGCCCGCCATGTAGTCGAAGCGCGTGAGCAGCACCTGCAGCGCCTTGGTTGCCTGCGGGTTCGGTGTGCCGTCCTGGTTGCGCGCGATCGCCCGGTACTCCTTGGTGACCACCAGACGGATGTAGGCGTTCACCGCAGCGCTCATGTCCGGCGAAGCCGCCGTCAGGTTGCGCACCAACTCCTTGGTCGAGCGCGCCGAGCGCATGCTCAGCACGTCGGTCGTGGCCAGGCGTCGGTCGGTCTGCGTGAGTTTCTGCTCACGCCCCGGCCCGGCGCGCTTCATGAAGCTGGGAAAGGTCAGCCCGCCTTTGGCCTTCTTGACGCGCGGCTCGTCCAGCGGGCCGGGCATGCCGGGGCCGCCGGGCTGAGAGCTGACCGGCACCTTGGGCGCGGGAGCGGCCTGCCTCGGCAGGATGCCGTCCGTCAGGGTGGCGCCTGACGCGCTCGCGGCCGACCGCCCGAACAGGCGGCCGACCAGCGTAGCAAGCGTTGAGCTGCCGTTGTTGTTCTTGTTCTGAGGCATGGTCGCTCAGACCATGTTGAGGGAAACGGCGGGGGAAGGCAAGGCGGGCTGGTTGCTAGACTCACGCGGGCTGCGCGATCCTCATCCTTCCTACGCTGAACATGGAAGGCGATAGGCGGGTGCCGCCGACGCCGCGCATCTGCGCTGCGAGCCACAAATAGCCCAGCGCGTGCATGTAGTGATCGTTGCCTTTGGCGCTCTTTTGCCAGATCGAGGCGTATTCGCCGGACGCTCGCAAGGTGGCCGAGGCGCGCTTCATGTCCTGCATGTGCGTCGTGACGTGCTCCCACTCGCTCGTCTTGCCCAGCAGCAGCTTGCCCGTGCGCACGTCCAGCATCAGGCGGTCGAACAGCAGCGAGCGCGCCACCTTGACCTGCCGCAGCATGGTCTGGCCTTCCTCGTCGTCGGCGTCGCGCAGCTTCACCTCGAAGATGTCCATGCCCTGCCGGGTGACGTATGTCGCAGGGAAGAACTGCGAGTCCTCGTCCACCATCTGCATGCTCATCGAGACGTTGGGGTACATGTCCCCGCAGGTGGTATTTCGTACACCGAATCGCGCCTTCAGCTCGGCGTAGCGCTTGCGGAAGTTCGACAGGTGAACGCGCTCCCAGTGGACAACCTTGAGTCGGTCTTCGCTGTCCACGCAGCCCACCGCAATGTGACAGACAAGCCCCTGATCGAACCCGAGAAAATACGTGCCGTCCGGCCTGTCGGTCGGGATGAACGACGCCCCCTCCAAGTCCTCCAAGGTGAAGCCGTTCTCGGAGTCCTCGTCTGGCTGGCCCAGCGCGAACTGGCGGAACAGCGTCTTGCGCGAGTACGTCGTGGATGCGACTATCAGATCGCTCGACGATTGGACCCGCGGCGCGTCGAACGGCGACAGGCGGATGCCCACCGCGCGGTAGCCCTCGTCCGGGTTCTCGCACACCCACTCTCGGTGCGGCGGCAACAGGCTTGGCCTGCCCTTGCAGGCTGGGCACTGAATGTAGGCTTCCGCGTGCCGCACCCGGTTGAGGTTCTCCTCGGTGATCTCGTCCAGGTGTTTGTCCCAGCCCGGCACCACCATGTTCTCGTAGTAGGTGGGCCAGAAGTAGTGCCCGCACCTGTGGCACTTGCACATGTTGTGCCAGCGCTGACTGCTCTCGAACGCCCGCATGATCGGCCCGCCGGGCGTCGTCGGCGTCGAAATCTTCATGCGCCACTTGTGCGGGCTGTGGATCAGGCGTGAGGAGTACGCCCCCAGCACGTCCTGATCGCTGAAGTCGACCTCGTCGTGGATGATCGCGTGCAGCGAGTCCGAGATAGCGGCATTACCGATGGCCGCTCCCTTGAAGTACAGCGTGCGCTCCGGCCCGAAACTCTTGATCTCGGAGTTGTCCATGTCGGCGCCGGCCATGGCGGCGCGCGCCGCCGGTGAAGACTGCACGATCGGATCGAACCGGGTGCGTGAATACTGGGAAGCAAAGCTGGCGGTCGGGAAGGTGTAAGCGACGCTGAAAGGCGCCGGCATCATCATCATCCACGCCAGCGCCATGCGCAGGGAAAGCTCGGAGACTCCCAACTGGGCTGCCTTGGCCACTACGATTTCTGTAGCCTGCTCGTCCGCGATGCGCAGCTGGAACTCGTGCTTATCCCACGACCATCGCCGCCCACCGATCTTCGTGTTCTCCTCGATCCATTGCGAAGTGTTGGCGCGCGAGAGACGGTCCACCGTGCTCATTCGCAGGCGCTGCAGGTGGTGGGAGAACGCCTCATCCATGGCGCACTGCTCCGGTCACAGGACGGCGCCCATGCGCTCGTACTCGCCCAGGAACTCCCGCACCGTCTCTTCTGGCAGGCTCTGGACGGCGCTGACCAGGATGCCTTCGATCTTCTTGAGCCGCTCCGCGGTGTAGACGCTGTCCTGCACCTTGACCAAGTTGGCCAGGGCCGCGCTCAGCGAGTTGGCCGTCTGCGCCTTGTGCTGCGGGCTGACCAGCGTGTCCCCGATGATCCGAGCCTGCAGGCCTTGCAGCGCGAGGGCCTGCAGCACCAGCTCCCGCTCCAGATCGAGCGTCTTCAGGCTCGCCGGCGGCAAGCGCGCCTCGATCAAGCCCCGCGCCTCCAGCAAGTCGCTGAGCGACGCGCCCGCGAGCACCGCCGGCGTGAGCAGGTCACGCAGCGGCACGATGCCGGGCAGGTCGCCATCGGGCGCCTGCATGTTGGTCAGCTCAGGCGCGCGCTCCTTGGGGAAGCTGAGGTCTTCGAGGATGGCGCCGGGTCGGTACTCGGCCATGTCGCCGGGTTAAGCCAGCTCGGGCTCTTGGGGCTCGTCGGGCTCGTTGCCCGGCAAGCGCCCGCGATCGGCCTTGTGCACGGCCCCGGCCTTCACCAGGGCGTCGGACAGGTGTGAGGCCGGCGTGGCCAGGATTTGCGCCAGGCGCACGATCTGCGCGGCTGTCAGGGCGGCGATCGGGTAGATGTTGTCGGGCTCGGCCGGCGCGCCGTCCAGCGGCTGCGCTTGGGCCTGGGCGGCTTGCACCACAGGCTGCAGAAAGTTGGGCAGCGCCGCAGGCACGCCTGGCAGCTGGAGTTGGGTCGCTTTGGTAGGCGCTTCTTGTTTTGTCATGGTGTGTGCCTCAGATCGCCGCGGCGAGAAGGAAGGCGGTCACGCAGATGGCGATCGCGTAAACGGCGTGGCGCGGATTGGTGGCGACGTAGTCATCCGCCTGCTTGAGCAGCAGGTTGACGGAGAAAAGCGGGCTCATGTTTTTGTTCTTCTTGTGAGCAGGGGCGGGCGCGTTGGATGGCCGAACCATGTTGAGTCGGTTCGGCGGGGAAAGCAAGTGGGCTGGCGCTTGGTTAGGGTTGGCGGCGGCCGGTTTTCGTTGCCTTCCTGAACATCGGCATCATGGCGTCGACGACTACTCCGACCAGTTGGTGTACGGAATCGTCGTACTGGATTGGCGAAAACGCTGGATTGAGCGGCGTCAGCCACAGGTCGCGCCCTTCTGGGTCGCGGTTCACCAGTTTCTTCAGGGTCATCGACTCGTCAGTAGCGTCGACCACCACCACAAAGTCGCCCGGATCGGGGAAAGCGGAGGGATCGCACAGCACGAAGATGCCATTGGGGAAGTTCGGGTCGTTCGCCGGCGCGGTTGGCGATGCCGCAGGGTTCGTCATGCTGTCCCCGTGCACCTTGAAGGCGAATGGCTCCTTGCCGTTCCTGACTGGAACGTGCAGGTCGGTGCCGTAGGTGCCGAGGAGATCGTCCGGCGACAGTGGAGCGCCGTTGAAGCCGCCCGCCGGGACTCGGGCCAAGATTGGGTAGCTATACACCTTGGTCGTCGTCTTCCTCAGTTTGGCACTGCGCTGTGTGTACGAGGCGGGCAACCCCTCGTCTCCAAAGGCGTCGCGCACGCTGTTCACCCACCTGTTCAGCGTCGGGTGCGGGATTCCGTGCGCCGCCGCCGCCTGCCTTAGCGACTGGCCGGCGTAGACCGCCAGCACCGCCGGCCTTTGTCGGACCTCTTTCGGGTCGAGCGGGGTGTTATCGGCAACGGCGGCCGGGGGTTTTGGTGTGACGGTTTGGCTCATGCGAGGCATTCTACACAGTACCGCGATACAGCGCAATGCGAAAGTTTTAGAAACCCATTTCGGCCCAGAACCGACCAGGGGCCCGGAACGGCGCGCCTATCACGGATCATGTGTATACGTCAAGCGGCACCGAAATAGTGTATCGCGAAGCATGGTATGTATTGCGCGATGCGATGCGATGCGTTTATAATCTGCGCATGTTCGCCTTTCCATCTCTCCCCCAGCGCAGCGCGTCCCATGACGCGCTGGCGAACACGCGCGCCATTAAAGGAACAATCATGCCCGATAAGAAAGCCATCATCAAAACTCTTCCATATGCGACTGCGCTGGAGCAGGCGCTGCGCGCGGTTGGCAAAGACAAAAAAGCTGACGAAGCCATCCGCGCAGCGTTTCCCGAAGGTGAAGCCATTAGGGAAGAATTTAAACCGTTGCTGGCGGGTACTGCTGCGCAACGCTGCGCAGCAGCGTATGGCCAATGGGCCCTGGCCGTCGCTAGCGGTATTTTTGCCAACGGCGCGCGCGCCCATGAATTCTATGACGTGACCGCGCGCGCGGGTATGTCGCGCAGTGCCGTAGCCATTGGCCTACACGCTGGCGGCAGTATGCATGCTAAGGCTTTTAGCTCGATGCTGGAGGCTGTCGGCAGCTCCCTGACAAATAAGGCGCGCCCGTTGGATCAGGATGGTCACGATGCCGCAGTAGCGGCATGTGCTGCTGCATACGCTGCAGCGTGCACGGTCACTGCGCGCGCTGCGCCGAATGAAGCAAAAGCAGCCATGGCGGCACGCGCCAAGGCTTTTAATATTGTGACAGGGGCGTCCGCTACGTGGTCAGCGGACGAAGTCGACGCGATCCGCTTGGCACTGGCCACCTACGACGCCCTGCAGGTGGCCAAGGTGGCCAAGGTGGCCAAGGTGGCCAAGGTGGCCAAGGTGGCCAAGGTGGCCAAGGTGGCCAAGGTGGCCAAGGCAGAACCTATGTCAGCCTGACCGCATAGGTGCTCAGCAATGGGCACCTATGGCGGATGCTATCATTTTGATAGCATCCGCCATAGGTGATAACCTATCTGCCAGTAATCGTACTGGCTCCCATCGCGCGCAGTCCCCCGCGCGCGAGCAAAGCGCACCATGCGCCCGGACATATCGCCCATTGGCCGATATGTCCGCGCCATGATCCGCTGGGCGTGATCCTTAAAAACTCGCACGATAAACCCGACAAGCCCCATTGGGCGCGATACCCGCGTTAATGGCGCAGCATGCCGACCAGGCGCCCGCGCGACTGCGCGCGCCTTGCTTCGCCATGCCTGCCCTGTTATCTGCGCGTATCCTTGGCGCCCCGCTTGTCCGACCCGTGCGATATATAAACCCAATGCCGTGAATATCACCGGCATTGGTCGCGTTTAGAAAGGTGCGATTCATAGCAGGATCGCGCGCAGTTCGATGAACCCGAAGTGATACCGACAAGCGCCAAGCGTTAACGCCTGGTGCGGCCGCAGCATGCACCTAAGAACATGCCACGCCCGGACACTGCAAGTAGCTGAGGAATCCACGAACGTACGCCCAGAGCGCCCAGATTGTTCCCTGAGCATCAATCAAAACGTGTTCGCCTGATCCTAAATCCAGCCATGCGCTACCCTGCATCATCGCAGCGGCAGCGCCGCTGCATGCCTGCTCCTGGCCAATGCGCCGCCCATCGGCCGCGCTTCACCCAGTAGATACCGATGCACCTGGACACGGGTTGACTGAATTCCGGCGATAACCGCTAGGCCCTGCGTAACTGCCGCTTAGCCCGTAGTACATGAATACCGTCCGCCCATCGTGGTGGTGCTGCATACGTGCGGTATCTTGAGCCCCATCGCTGGGGGAGATGCAAGAATGGTGCCACTCAGGTGCTACGGAAAAATAAACAATTGGAATTCCCCTGCATCACTGACGACCGCTCGAAACACTGGGCGCAATCGTGCATGCGATGCAGGGTTATCAATATTCAGTGCGCCTTTCACCTGAAGGGCGCACCCTACAACATCGTCCGTTTCCTGGGCATATATGACTCCGTGCCACGCGAATCAGGTGATGTGACGGTGTTGTAGGGTGCGCGACATTCGCCCACCGAATATAAAGGAATCAACATGAAAACCATGAACACCGTTCGTGCCCAATTCCTCGCAGCCTGGCGCGACGTGCGCCAAGCGATGAAAGAGGGCGATGACGCAGGGGTAGAACTGCCATTGTCCGAGGCGGCCGCGCGCTGCCTGGTCGAACGCCAGCGCAGGTCTCAGCCAATCGCCCAGCGCCTGCTGTGGCGCAAGTGCCGCGCCTGATCCCAATCCCGATTCCCTCCCTCGACGCCCGCATAAATGCGGGCGTTTTCGTTTCTGTTCCACAAAAGGAGATACCAAAATGGCTATCGTTTTCAAACTGAATCCCCGGAAGATTCGCCACCAGCTGGTCGCCCGCAAGGGCGACAAAGTGGCCGCCCTGATCCTGGGGCGCAAGGTGCCCACCGTCGAAGTCGACGAGGGCCGCCTGGCCGTGCTGCCGAACGGGGCGATGTCCTGGGCGCAGCAAATGGGGATTGAAGTGTTCTCCGACCTGGAGCAGGCGCGCGCTGCAGGGTGACTTATGCGGCGTGGCAATCCGATCCTGCAACACCGATCTGATCCACGGTCATGGTCTGGATCGTGGCTCGGATCGTGGCGCAGGGTCGGGTACCGTGACGCAGGGTGACGGCAAAGCTGCGGAATCTGGGGCTTGGCGCGGGGTCGGGGGGCAGGTCTGCCGCCCGATTTCCGCCGAAACCTGGGCACCAAAGCCCGGATTGATCGGCGCCGAAATGTCGGGCGCTTCGATGCGCGCCGCTATTCAAGTCGTGAATAGCGCCCTCCCCTGCGTACCGCTATTCAAGTCGTGAATAGCGCTTTTCCCGCGCGCCACCCATTCCCGCGCCCGCAAAGTTAGTGACCACTAACTTTGTGGGGCTATTCGCGGATGTGAGGCTGGGCGCGGCCTGCCAAGTTAGTGACCACTAACTTACGCTCCAAAAATCTGAAAATTTTTCGGAATTTTTCGGATTTTTCGGATTTTTCGGAATTTCCTACGGGATAACCCTAACGGGCAGGCTCGAACGGAACAACCAACCGAATGCCCGACCGTGGTGTAGGGTTATTCGGCCGATCGCCTGTTTTTCAACCCATTTCGGCCCATTTCGCGCCGAAAAGGAGCATCAAATGTCGTTCCCCAAAATCTCCATCGTTCAGGAATCCCGCGCATGGCGCGTTTTTCTCGGCACTCAGGTCATGCTCGACTGCACGAGCCTGGCTGCGGCGCTGATGCAGGTTGCGCCGCTGGTGACCGCCGACCCGGTCGAAGTGTTCTACGAGGGCGATTTTGGCAGGCCGCACGCCCTGCGGGTACTGCAGCTCGATCGCCCGCAGACCGGCCCATTCGACATTCAGGTACTGGCGCCTAACTCGTTCGACGCCTGCGACTGGGTCATGCGTGAGCTGGACACGCTGGGCGGCGAATGGCAGGTGCTCAGCTGCAAACCCTGCGTCACCGCGCCTGCCCAGCAGCTCAACCTGGACCTCGCACCATGACCAGCACCATGACCAGCACCATGACCAGCGCCATGACCAGCACCGCGATCAACAGCCTGCGCCGCTTCATCTTCCCCAGGCGGGACACCGAAGCCACGATCAACGCGCGGCGCCGCGCCAATTTCAGAGCCGAATCCCGCGCCAATCCCAGCACCGAAGCCCGGCCCACCCATAGCCGCGACCTTTGGGACGTGCCCAGGGTGCCGCGCAGCGCCGTGCGCATGGCCGAGCGCATTTTGGAGGATGTGACGCTCACGATTGACCGCCTGTAATCAACACCTTGTTTCCGATTCAATCGGAGCTACTATTTAGGCACAATTTTTTGACCCCCGAACTGGTAGACCTGCACAAACTGTCTAGCAGGCGCTAATTGGCCGGAACCGCCCTCCAAAGTTTGTGTCTTTAGCGCCCAGCGCATGGTCTCTACATTTATTACTCCGAAAAGCGGGTTATTTCTCGCTATATAAAGTTGCACCGTGTGCCTGTTCCAGAGAGTGTTCAGGATCGGGTTTGTGACCCAGCAAACAATTCGACCGCAATAATATACTTCAGCGTCAAATCCGCGCGCCGAGCAGGCTCGATTTGCCGCCCTGCAGGCTCGATTTGCCGCTGCGAGGCGCCCTCACACGGGAATATACAACAATAATAATATATAAAAGTTATCTTTCTTATAATTATATAACTTAAACATACGCCATACCCCTTCTACTGGTAAAACGGCCTTTTCGAAAAACCGACCTTCGTTCTCCTGCAAATGCCGTTTTCCGCTTTTCAAAATCTCGCAAAACGCGGGTTTGGTGTTAGAATACCTCCCCGGACTCTATAACAACGACTATAAGGAGCATTAAATGCGCCCCCAGTCTCCTCGCACCCTGCGTCTGCGTCATCTGCCGAAGCTCTCTCGGCTCCTCTGGACGCCTCCGCGCTCCTCTGCCAACACCATTTCGCTGGCCGATCTGCGCCGAACCCTGACCCGGCTGAACATCCCGTTCGCGGACCACCTGATCCCTGATCAGCCGGCCGCCTATGAGCACCGCCTGTTCTGGACGCTGGCGCTCCCGGCGTGCGAACCCGACCCGTTCGTGCAGCTGCGCGTCGACGAACTAGGCCTGCAGGCCGACCTCCCGTACAACCTGCGTCTCGTGTCGGAGAACGACACATGGGACGCCTGCCAAGCCGCGATGAAACTGTCCGGCCCCGTTCCCGATCCGAAGCGCTGCCTGAAATACTCCCCAGCCTCGGACAATCCCGATGAGTTGGTGGATGCCTTCGCTGCGCTTCAGCCCGGTCAAGGTTTGCAAGTGCGCATGGTGGCGCCTGCGGGGGGTATAGCCTACGGCGCAACCCTGCCCGACGCTCCGCCAGCGCCTGAAGGGTTCATCCGGCTTCAGCCCTCGCCTTTGGCGCCTCACATCCAGAACTACTGGCGAATCTCCCCGCGCAAGTCGTTCCGGGCCGGGCAGGGCGTGTTCACGATGATTGCCGCCGCCATGGGCAATGGCGACTCCGTGCTTTGCCCCGAAGGTGTCGATCGAAACTACGCCAACACGCTGTGTCAGGCGTTGGCGCGCGCTGACCGGCCCAACGCGGTCCAGAGAACTGAGGCCAGCGGCCGGATCAGGGTGTGGGCGACCGAGGGCAACCCATCACCCGAGCACTTCGACGGCCAGCAGTTCCAGGCCGGCGCCCACACGCTCACGTTGGAGCGCGGCATACCGATTTCGCGCCGCGCCTACACCCGAAAGGCCAAGGCGCCCTTCGTCTCGTCCTTCAAAGACATGAAGAAAGGCGAGGTGCAGACGTTCGGCGACCGGGAAGGCGACGCGAGGGCTTTGTGTATGAGCCTGCGTCGCCGCGGCTGGGCGGTGCGAGTGGGCGTGGGCGTTGATGACCAGTGGTACGTCAAGTGCCTGACCGAACCCGCAGCACCTGCCCAGCCGAACCCTGCATCGCGGTCAGCCAGTGTGGAAGTAGCGACAAAGCCGGCATCAAATCCGGCATCAAACCCCGAACCGCCGCCACCGAAACAGTCGGAGGCTCCGGCGCCATCTCCCAACCCCCCGACGGCTGCCGAGCCGAATGTCGCCGCTGAGGTCAGGCGCGAGCCTGCGTCACCGCCTGAGTCGCGCCCAGCTGGGCGCCTTCCGCTGCCGGACATCGAGACCGACTTGCGAGACGGTGAGTCGAGGGAGTTCGACGTCAGGGATAAGGCCGCCGCGCGAGAGTTCGCCGCGCGCCAGATGGCCAAGGGTATCTGCGTCGAGCATCGGGTGAGCGGTCCCGTTGAGGGCCTGCGTCGGCGCGTCACCCGCATCGACGTCAACGCCGGCCTGGACGTCATCTTCGGGGCTGACGACCCGGTGATGCTGAAGGCGAGCGCGGCGTTCGCCAAGAAGGAAGCCGTGCGCGAAGCAGCGCGAGCGGCCAGAAAAGAGGCCGACCACGGCTGACTGTGACTCGTGAGCCTTGCGAGTGATAATAAATGGGCCGCATTACCCGCAAGTGGGCTGCGGGGCTGCGTGAACGCCCCGGCGCATGGAAGTCTGGAATCCATGTGTGCGAACAAGACGAGCGCGCCATCGCTCCCGGAGCCGTAACCGGGGCCATCAAGTTTGCAAGCCGGCGCATGAGGCCGGTCAACGGAAGGCTCTAACGTCCCTGTCGCGCGGCACACGTTACCCGTCCCTCATCCCGGCGCAGCGCGCGGATCGCAACCGCAACGGCTTGCAAACTTGATGGTGAGGCTCAAGGATCGCGGGAACGCGGTCGGCCAACAACGTGAAAGCAGATACCAGGATCGGCGCGAACCGGTGTAGCGCCAGGAGGGTCGAGATTCTGCTGTCCGTGGCAACCACGGCGCCATCAACCTATTCACACCCAGCCCGCCACACGCGGGCTTTTTACTGGAGACACGCTATGTCAAAGCACATCGTCAAGGGCTACATCACGAGAACCCAATACAAATGGCAAGCCAAGCCGTCATTCGGGTTCAGCATGTACAAGCCAACCGAAAACAACACAGACACCGTGGTCGTCTCTGAGCACCAGATCGAAGTCGAAGTGCCTGACGATTTCGACCCGCGCCCGGCGATGGTTGCTCGTCTGGAGGAGAAGAAAAAACAGGTGACGGCCGAGTTCGCAAAGACCATCAAAGAGATCAACGAACGCATTCAATCGCTGCTTGCGCTCGAAATGTCGGCCTGAAAAGCCGCCACCAATGCAGCCCGCCTCCGAAGCGGGCTTTTCCATCCCTGAAAGGAGCTGCCATGAAACGCACCCCCGACATCAACCGCATCCTGCGAAAGCGCCCCGTCAACTCTCGATACGGCGCCCCGATGGGCGCCTCAAACATCGTCGGCGACCCCATCCAACCCTGCCATCTGCAGCGCCTGCGTCTGGTCGATGGCGATTACGGCGCCGACGGCACTTACTGGGGCAACTCGCCCGAGCACGGCGACGTCTGGGCGTGCTTCACACCTGACTTGGCGACGCTGATCTACGTGCGGGCCAAGAGCCGGCGCGATGCGATCAGTGAAGTGCTTGAGACCGAACCCTGCATCACTTTCATCAAAGGAGCTTGACGGCCATGACTAAACACCCGCGCCACAGACTGTCCAAGAGCGTGCTGCTGACCTACGCCCTGTGGGGCGCGCGAGCCGAGTTGAACGGCTTGTCGCCCTACGACGACATCGACGTCGTCGATGAGATCGAAAAGGACATCGCTGAAATCCGTCGCCGCATCAAGTTGTCCGACGCGGCGCATGCCCGCAAGAAAGGAGACCAAAAGTGACCAAGTTCTACGTGCTCGGCTACGACGCCGGGATGTTGCCTACTGTCCTGACGAGCAAGGCGTTCGCCTCGGGCGCCTCGGCGCAGCACTACGCTGACACCTGCTCATCTGTATTCAAGGCGTTCGTGGTGCGGGAAGCCTCAGCCGAGGAGCTGAAACCCGAGCCGCCCAAGCCAGCGCCCAACACCAACCCTGAAACCAAGATTCCTTACGGCTACGTCGCCGCCCTGGCGCTCGACCCCGAAATCGTCGAGCGCCTGCTGTTCGGCGCTCAGGCGCGCGATCTGGCGTTCGAGGAGTTCTGCGAAGAGGTGAGCGCAGAGGTCGAGATCGAAGCGGCCGAACGCGGCCTCGACCACGGCACCCGCGACTGGTATGACTGGTGCGAGCGCGAGCGCGAGCGCCGCCTTGAAGTCTACGAGTCGCCGGACGAAGTCAGCATTGAAGGCCGGTACGAAGGCGTCACCTACCGCACCTCGTACCTCGGCGGCGCCTTGAACTTCTGGATTCTCTACTCGCCCCACGTCACCAACAAGGCGCGCCGCGCTTCGCCCTGCGTCCCCAACGCCGCCATCCTCGACGTGCTGGACGGCTCGGAGTACGGCTACGACGTACCGGCGGGTTGGAGGGCGGACGCATGAAACCCTCAATTCCATTTTCTAGCCTCACCTCTGCGTCACAGCGCAAGGTGTTCGCCATGGCAGATGCGCTGCGGGAGGGAGACTGCCTGCCGCTGGTGCCGTACTTCGGCAGCGGAGCCAAGACGTGGGCGCAGAACTTGACGGCGGCGGTGAGCGAGCGCCCGACGTTGGCGAGCGAGTACTGGGACGCACTTCAACGCATCCCGTTTGCTGCGGCGTTCGTGCTCGACGCACACGGCTACGACGTGCCGACGGGTTGGAGGGACGAGCAGTGAACGCCGCCCTCGGAACCACACCGCTGTGGAAGCGGGTCACGGAGCTCGAAACCCTACACCGCGCCGAGCACGAAACCCCGGCCGACTTCAAGAGGCGCGTCGCCGAACGCCAGCTCGCCGTAGCAGCGAGCCTATCCGAAGGCTCTGCGGCTGTTGGCCGCTACACCCGCATGCCTGACGGCAGCCTGGACGGCGACATGGCGTGGGGGCTGGCACACGAACGCCTGCCGGCCGACACCTGTGTCATCGGCATCTACCACTTCTGAGAGAGAGAGAGAGGGCCATGACACACCGAAAAGTCACCACCACCATCGACCTGCCCGCCCACTGGGCGTCAGCACTCATCAACGGCGACACGTCGGGCATCGCCCGCTTCAACGGCGACCTCGCCGAGTTCAACGAGTGGGCGGGGCAGAACCCCGAGCTGCTGCGGCCGGTGAGTTGCAGCGACGAGCCGTTCATTGGCCGCTGGAACGGGCTGACCTGCGAAATGCTGACCTACAGCTACCTGAACAAAGGAGCGGACAAGTGACCACCGAAATCATCCGCTGGGACGCATCCAAAGAGGATGCCGCCCTCATCAGAAAGATCGTGGGGCGCGCCATCAAGGAATCGGTCTCGTGCCACAAGCGAGAGCGGCTCGAACTCGGGAGGAGCCTCACGGCATACCACCTGAACGACCGACCGCTGCGCCTGCAGGCCATGTTGGATGGTCGCTTGTGCGACCTGCTGCACGACCTACACGGACTCCACAGCACCGTCAGCCGAGAGACCGGAAAGGTCGTCGGCTCCTTTCTGCCGCGCTATGCCACCGGACAAGGAGAACCCAAATGACCGACGCCACCGACCGCGCCGAAGACCAGGCCAAGGCCCAGTACGAATCCATCTGCGAGATGGTCGCCGCGCTGGATGCCGACTACGAGCGGCTGAACGAGCTGCGCGACGAAATCAAGGCGCTCGACGACGAGCGCGACGCCATCGCCAACGACAAGCACGAATGGATCATGGCCAACCCCGGCCGATTCATTGACGCCAATGACGCCCGCAACAACTGGGCGCTCGCCTTTCCCGACGAGAACGACCGGCTGGCCGAAATCGAGGAAGAGCGCGCCGCGCTCATCAAGGAGCTGGACGAGATCGAGACCGAGATCGGCCCCTGCGAGTCCCGCGAGGAGGCCGAGCAGCGCATTCAGGAGGACGCGCTGGAAGTGCAGGTGCGCTCCGGCTGGCACGAGCCGGGGGACAGCGAGGCTGAGCCCGAGGAGCTCTACATCCTGCTGTGCACCGGCGGGCCGGCCGTGCGCATCCGAGGCGAGCTGAACTCCGGCGAGCCCGATCGCGCGTGGATCGAATACCAAGACTGGCTCGAGCCGTGGAAGCGGTTCTTCGGCACGGAGCAGGCGGTGTTGCTGGCGTACTGCCGCGAGTTTTTCTTTGGGAGGTGAGGCATGAAGACCTACCCCCGAATCGAGCGTGCGCCGTATCGCGTCGAGGTGCCCCGTCCGCGCAACGGGCGCCCAGGTTACGCATGGGTGCAGGGCTGGCGCGTCGCGCGTCATGAGGGCGACGAATCCGGTATCGGCGTTCCGCTGGCCAGTGCACGCCACCAACTTAAACAGGAGCAGGAATGAAAACCAAAGCCGACCTGATCAACGACGCCACGCTCGTGGTGGGCTGCCTCCAACGAGAGGAAGCTCGGCCCAGCCTGCAAGGGCCGGACAACGCAGCGCGCTACGCCGCCCGCGGCCTCGCCGCCGCCATCATCAACGACCTGTACTACCAAGCCCCGGACAGGGTGCGGGCGTCATTCGGCTACGACGTGGCCGAGCTGTTCAACCTCGCCGGATGGGAGTGAGCCGTGCTGCAAAACCTGCGCGACCGCAAGTGGCGCTGGTGCATCAACGACCCGGACTACGCCTTGCGCGATCTGGCGCCACGCTGGCAATCGAGAACTGGAGAGACCCATGACCTACGAACACACCCGCAAGACCTATGCCCACGGCATCGTGGGCCGCGTTGTACAAGACGCCGACCCGGCCAACCCGCGCACCGACTACGACCATCTGTGCACGATGACCTGCTGGCACCGTCACTACAACCTGGGCGACGCGCACAGCTACGACAACACCACCGCGCTGTTCGAGTCTCTGTTGCGTGATCTGCGCATCAACACCGACTGCATCAGGTGCGAAGGTAGCGGCTACATCATCGACGCCGAGGGTGACCACGAGGACTGCCCCGTCTGCGACGGCGAGGGCGACCTGCCCATGGATGCGCTGATGGACGAGGTGAATAAGCACTACTACATCAGCCCGCTCTACCTCTACGACCACAGCGGCATCACCATCTCGATGGGCGCCTTCTCTTGCCCTTGGGACTCCGGCCAAGTCGGCTGGATCACGCTGCGCAAGGAGACGGCGCTGGCCGAGTGGCCGCAGGTCGAATGGGCGAACGTTGACGACTGGGCGCGCCACATCATGAAGGCCGAAGTCGAGGAGTACGACCAGTACCTCACGGGCGACGTCTGGGGCGTGGTCGTCGAGGACGAGAACGGCGACGAGCTGGACGCGTGCTGGGGGCTGTTCGGACTCAGGTACGTCGAGACGGAGATGCAGGTGATGGCGGAGGACGCCGTCAGGAACAAGACTCGGATGCTGGCCGACGAAGCGGCCAAGACCGAGGCTGAAAATGCCGAGCGCCTGTACTGGGCCGAGCGCGATGTGATGACTGAAGGAGCACGAGTATGACCACGGCGTTCGATATGGCGGCGCAAATTCCGCTGCCGAGCGACGGCGGGCCAAGCCGCTGGTTTGCCGACCGCTTCATTCACTACGTGGTCGAGCTGAACACAGGGGATGAGGGACAGCCACCCGAGGGCACCCCACTTACCCGCGAATGCGAGGCGCGCGCCCGCGCCGACTGCCGTCGCTTCTACCAGAACCAGATAGCCAAAAAGAAAACATACTTCGGGATCACCAGGGACTACGCCCCGCACGAGCAGTATGACTGCATGGACTACGCAGCGCTTGAATTCCTGCTCGTTCGTGATGGGCACGGCGGCAGTTCCTGGTATGCCAGCGCTCGACGGGGCGAACAGACGGAGGTCGATCTTGTGCGATGGATCGAGCTCACCTTTGGTGAGTTCAATCCTGAATTTGAAAGCGAGGGAGCGCGGGCATGAAAGCTCACAACAACATCTGCGGAGGACCATCGTGACCGACCCATAACAAGAACACGTACCACCGCCAAACATTCACTTGAGACACGGAGCATTTATGAAAAAGCACATCATCACCATCGCCATCCTGGCCGCCTTCGCCGCGACGCCGGCCTTCGCCACAAAGCCCGGCAATAACGGCGAGGGCAATGGCGGATGCGGCCATGTCTAACGGATTGAATTATTGGGGGAACAAGCCCAGAGACAAGACTTATGGTCGCGTCAAGGGCACCCCGACGTACACGTCATGGTGTTCAATGCTTGAGCGTTGCAAGAACTGATGGGCGGGCGGCCGGCGGGTGAGGCCGGCCGCCGATCCTTACTTGGATGAGGACTAAGATGAAAATTCACAGCAACCTATCTGACGCCTGCGAGGCGGTGCTCCTCGACGATGAGGGCTACACCATCTGTGTGGTGGTAACCCCCAACCCGAACGCCGCGAGCATTGCCGCCGACCTGGTGGCGCTGCGCGACACGCTGGCTCAGGCCATCGCGGTGATCGAGGACTTCATGCCCAACATCGGGCGTTGCGTTTTGCAGGACTACGGCCGACTGAACGACGTGCTGCGCGATTCGGGCCGGCTGTTGAAGGAGTACTCATGAAGCTACGTCTGATCAACGGCTACCCCCACCCGATGCCGGCGGGTTTCGACTCCGACCGCCACAACCCTCACGAACACTGGGTCGAGTTCGAGGACGTGCGCCATTTCGAGTGGCTGCACACACTGACCATCGAGTTCACCGGCGCTGAGCCAGCGCGCCTGGCCATCGAGCGCTCCGGCGGCGCTTGGACGTGGTGGGACGACAGCATCTTCGCCGTCGAGGCTGAGACCAACGACGGCGAAGGCTACGGCCATCCCGCCATCATCTACAACGGCAAGGCGTACTGCGGGTTCCTCCTGCGAGGAGAGCACGAATGACCAGGGCGGAGAACCACCTGACCCTTATCGACGCCACGCGCTCGATGCACGAGCGCCACCGCCAGCTCATCGTCGCTTCGTGCGAGGCCATCGCGGTCGAATACGAAGACCTCAACGACTCTTTGGGGCAGACGCTCGAATGCGTGCTCGCGTTCGAGTACCACGACGGCTCGCGCCTGGAGCGGGACGCGGGCCGCAACATTTGGGATGACGGGGTGTGGATTGCGACCAAGGTTCGACCATGAAAATCAAAACCAAAGACGCAATCGGCATCCAGCTTGACTGGTTGGTGGCGAAGTGCGGCAAGCGCAGCTACTACCACTACACGCCATCGACGAACTGGAAACAGGGCGGCCCGATCATCGAGCGCGAGGGCATCTGACGCGCCCAGCTCGCAGCACCACGCAAGCCGCCCACCGAGGCGGCTTTTCACGCCCAGATTCTGCCCAGCACCATGAACACCACACGCCTGACCCAATTTCGACGCGCCTTCCGCAGCCACGACTGGACGACCAAGCAGCGCCGCCGCTACGCCGAGCAGTGGTGCGCCAGCCTGCGCCACCTTGGTCCCTCGTGGAAGGGGCTACCCACCAACCAACGACTGACACCCAAAGGAGCCTGAACATGAAACCCCACGTCACCGCCGCCCTCGTTCTCGCCGCCGCCCTCTCGGGCTGCGCCATGCAGCCTACCGGCGCCAGCTACCGGC